CGGAGTTCCCCAACGCCGCCGTAGAATCTTCATTGTTGGAAGTTCTCGAGAAGACATCAAATCCCCGATACTTCTTGAGCAGTAAGGCTTGCGAAGGGATCCTTCGTAGAGCCAACCGTAGGGGCAAAGTACTACCGAAAGCGTTGCATGATGCATTGGTTTATCAAAGCCAGCAGAGCCAAGAGTAAAGATGATTATGAAACATGGAACGAAGGAGGGGTGGTGCCAACCTTGAACGCATTTGAAAACAACGGTGATGTTCGTGCCACAGTTTTGATTGCAACCAATGAGACTGTTGGTACATTGCAAGCACGAGACTACAAAGGGGTGGGCAATCAGTATGTCGAGGAAGACAAACTCATCATCTTCCATCCTCATCGATCTGATGGGGTTCGTATCCAAGGTGACACCATCAACACACTTACTGGATACATGGGAACAGGAGGACTGAACACACCTATGGTTACTGCCATACAGAACACAGTCATTGGAAGATCAGAGAATGCTGGGCCCAATGGTCGAGGTCATACCGATGAGGGAGACCCGATGTTTACCATCGACACCACATCACCACACGCCATAGTCATACGAGAGCGTGAGGGCAAACCCGGTGGTGGCAAGGGTGCAATGTTCTCTGATAAATCATTCACCCTCAAGGGTGTCAATGATCAGACAATCTTCGAGTCAACCATCAGAAGACTGTTGCCATTGGAGTGTGAAAGATTGCAAGGGTTTCCAGATAACTGGACAGAAGACCAGTCTGATTCCCAGCGATACAAACAGATGGGTAATGCAGTCACCGTGAATGTAGCCAAGTGGATTGGCGACAGAATCGTGGACTCCTATGGCCGCTGATGTTGACCTACTCAAAGCTGTGATTAGACATTACGGTGGAGAAGTAAGAGATGGATATTCGAGAGCAGTAAGGTGTTGCTTTCACGATGACTCACGGAGATCTGCCGTGATGTCTACTGATGGAGAGAAGGCTGGGTTGTATTTCTGCCACACCTGTGGCATAGGTGGAGATGCATACTCACTACTGATGTGGAGAGAAGGGATAGATTTTCGTGTTGCTTTCGATAGAGCGTCTGACATTGCTAAACGATCTGGCATCGACTTATCACAAAAGGATAAGCGAAGAGACGGTGGACTACTTACAGGGTCGAGGGTTCGGCAAAGAACTGGCAGAGGCCCATCTGCTGGGAACCGTACCAGTCGATTGTGACCCGAGCCATGTGCAGTTCATCGGCTGGTTGTCGATCCCATACAGAGTTGTCAATGGGGTGGCAGGATTCAAGTTCCGAAGGGTCGATGGATCTCCGGGCCCTAAGTACATGGCTCCAATGCATCAGCCAGCCCGACTCTTCAATGCAGTCGATCTTCAGAAACCTTCAGATGTTGTTGCAATCTGCGAGGGAGAACTCGATGCAGTTATTGCCAGCCAACTGTTGCCTTCAGTTGGAGTACCGGGTGTCAAGGCTTGGAGACCACACTTCAATCGACTCTTCCAAGGATATAAACGAGTTCTTATCCTTGCAGATAATGACGAGGGAAAGAAGGATGGTAGCAATCCGGGTATGGAACTCGCCGAGAAAGTATTACAAGAAGTAGAACACGCTGAACTGATACCATTACCTCAAGGTTCTGATGTCAACTCAGTAGTAATAGATGAAGGATTAGAAGGTCTGAGAAAGAGGTTAGGACTAGATGAGTAACAATGGAGACTCAGGATACAATCGAAAGTTTGAAAAGCTTGTTGGAAAAGCATGGCCTGATAGTGGTAAAAGTAGAGAACCTATCTTCGGGCCTACAGATGACAGTCCAAGTTCCCAAGACCCGGCAATGAATGACTTCGTTGCTGATGTCTGGGATATCATCGATGAACTTGGCAACTTACTGATAAGCAAGCAAAGGGATTACGGCCCCGGCAATATCAACAATGCATTCGGTGGCCCAATGAATGGGTTACTTGTCCGTATGGGTGACAAGTTTGAACGACTCAAGAACCTGTTTATCTTTGGCAATGGTAAGCCACAGCATGAATCAATCGAAGATTCATTCAAGGATCTAGCCAACTATGCAATCATCGCAATGATGGTGCAGCGTGGAAAGTGGCCTAAGAACAAACTATGAAGAAGCTCCTCTTTTTTTTGGTTCCGATTCTTGTAATTACATCGTTGTATTTCCTCATTAGGTTCATCATCGATGCAATCATAGAGATGGATGGAGTCGGAGGTCTTGACCTCGATGAGTGATCGAGCCAAAGAACACCTCAATGACCTTATCAACATAGCCTCATCAACCATCTACCGAAGGTTCGTTGGGTATGTGGAATACAAAGACTTGGTTCAAGAACTAAATGTCTATGTATTGCAAAGACCTAAACTTGAGGAAGATCTTGATGAGTCTTATCAGGTATCCAAAGATGAAACTAAATGGGTGGCTAGGAAAATCATGGCAAGGTTCCGCCGCCACATTGAAAAGTATTCTCGTAAAGAGAAGTCGGTTCGTGTTGGTTACTCGACTGGTGATGAGTTCTTCTACGACACAGTAACCATTGCATCTATCTTGCCAGTTGCATTGCAGTTCGATGTACAAGGTGTGACATTGATCGACAAGGTAGATGATGGACAACCACGCAGATCACCGGCACCTAATGAAGGTGGCAACCTTCTTGCCATGGCAATAGATGTGAAGTCTGCTCTTGAACTTCTTGATAAAGATGAACAGTACATAATCAACCTAAGATACGGAGCTTCCCCCATGACCCTATCTGATATTGGAAAAGAACTAGGTCTGTCTGATTCGACAGTAGATCGGAGGGTTCAAAGAATCCTTCGGAAGATTATCGATCATCTTGGAGGCCCAACTCCATGGGCGTAAAGATAGTCTTAGAAAGATATGAAGTGGTACTGGCTGTGAATACAGCAGTCGAAAGATATGTATCCACTATGAAGAACCAACAGATGCGTGGACTACAAGACATGGATCCGTGGCAACGAATCCTCCTCGATGTGGATGGATGTGGTGCAGAGATTGCCGTTGCTAAATACCTTGGCGTTTATTGGGGTGGTGCATTCGGTCAGGGCGGCGTAGACATAGAGCCAAACATAGATGTGAAGTACACAAAGCATGAGCAAGGAAGACTATTAGTTAGACCCGATGCAAAGGATGACATCAAGTTCGTATTAGTTCGTGGTGGTATGCCGAACTATGAACTAATCGGATGGATTATGGGAGCAGAAGCAAAGAAACCAGAGTGGTTAGACAAACCTGACTGGCGAAGACCTGAGATTTATTGTGTACCTGAAGATAAGTTACGAAAGTTTAGAGGTTACTATGGCTAGGTATGATTACCAATGCCCGGGTTGTGGCAATGTGGTTGAGATAATCAGAGGGTTCAACGATCCAGAGTCAGAGTATGAATGCCCAACAGATAACTGCAACACGATGTTAGTTCGAAAGTATTCTGCTACCCCGACCATCTTCAAAGCTCAAGGTTTCTACTCTACGGATAACTTCAGAAAATGAAGAACCCCCTCCGAAGAGGGGGCCTTCGCCTAGAGTGGAGGATCAGATCCACTATGACCAGTCTAATGTCGCTGTCGGCATTGTCAACTCAGCGACCATACTCTTCCTTCAAATACTTTCCACAATAGGGCCAAGGCTTCGATCCCCTATCGGCATAGATGTGAAGGGCTACATGGAACTGCTCAAGTAGCGTGGCTTTCTTTGGTGGTGTGCCGCTGGAGCCACCATGAGCAACCCATGTCCGGGGATATTCGATTTGAAAGTAGCCTTGAAACTGCTTCTTGGATCCGGCTACTGCATTCGATCTGCCGCTACTCTCACACATGGCGAGCTTCTGCCATGCTGGCGGCAGATGATCGAAGTCCATGTCCTCGAAGTGCAGAATGACCGGGATATCCTGCACGATAGTCGAGCTTTTTGTTTCAGCTTTAGGTGGAACAGACTTGAGTGGGGGCGATAGAAGTACCGCCCCCATCAAGATTCCACCGATGATAAGTCGGTGCATCTATCTTTCTCCTCCCAATGTGATTGCCCCAAGCCATACCAGCAAAGGGATCACCATTAGTATCGGTGAATCCTCACTCATTCCGAGTGGGAAAGTGAAGAAGGACAGGAAGAAAAGCACATAACCCACTACCCCTCCTTCATCTCTAGTTCAATGTTGGATATCTCAAACTCTGAGTCATCCCATTGACCATCTTCTTGTTCGACCCACGGCTCATCGAGTTGGAGTCGAAGGGTGTTGTGAATATCTTCGAACTCTTTCTCTGTGAGAGGTCTGTTTGTTTCAAACGAACCTGTGATTGTGTACCTCATGCCTGACCCTCATCTTTCCATTTGGTTGTGTCTATAACTCTGATGGTTTCTTCGGACAACTTTATAGATTGGCGGTCAGTAATCCACCATTCCAATCCATCGAGTCGCCGAGATAGTTCTCCTACACCAAGAGGATTATCATCGCTTGAATAGATGGAGACGATGATTCTCTTCAGCTCGGTGCTGCCGGTTGCTCTTCGATCCGTGGCAATGCAGTTGCATTGGTCAATCGGAACGAGGTGGTCTCCACACATGGTCATGCTTCCTCCTTCAATCCTGTGTAGATAACAACTTGACCATCGTTATCGAGTTCATAACCAAGTCGGTCACAAAGTTCTTGTGCCAGTTCTTGGTTCGAATAATCCGCAAGAGTCTTCATGCCGACACCTCCTCAATGACTATCGAATCTTGAACTTCGCCACCGACCACCCTTGGTTCGGCATCGAAGTGACCAGCATGGAAGATTTCCATGGCTTGGTCTCGGTCTTCTGCCTCCAGCTCGAGGTCGTACCAGCGTTCATACACATACTTCACTTTGAACTTAGGCATTTGCCACCTGCTTCACGCAGTCATGGCAGATGGGAGATTCGAATCGGTAATCGAACCCATCATCATCGAAGTTCTTGGTGCAGATAACGCAGTAAGTTCTTTCATCTATTGGATTCCACTTCTTCAATGGGGTCATGTGTTCGAGCCATCGGCGAATGGATCCCCTCAACATCGAGAGGTCGCTATCTCCGTACCCCTCATCATCAAGCAAGGTGAGGGTGTGAACGAGGGTCTTTGCTTGACCCTTTGCGATTCTTTCCAATCTAGTTTGATTCATTACTCACCCTCCGAAACTGTGATGGTGATGTCCTCATCCATTGACCAAGGAACTTCGGTCAAGATGTGTCCGATTCGGTTGATGAAATAGATTCCATTATGAATCCATTCACCTTTACCTTCGCAGGTATTTGTCCATCGAGTTGCTGGGTCTGAGTTCTTGAACTGCTCCTCATCTCCATCGAAGTAAATGATGTCGCCATGTTCATCACGAACCGGCTTGTACTTCTCGACCCACTCTTCCCAAGTATGATCGAGAATCGTTGCTTCGAGCTTTGGTCTCATTACTTACCCTCCCCGAAGTAGCACTCAATCATTGTTCCCCAGCAGTAGTGGTCTTCAACCCACCAAATGTGGCTAGTGATGTAATAAACGGCAACGAATCCAAGCAGTATCGCAACTGCACGAACTCGCTTACCTCTCTTCGTTAGTTTCATTTCTGTTCCTTTTCTCTAGGTGGTCTGTCTCTTCAGGTGGGGTAGACCAGTTCCCCACGACCTCCCCGAAGGGAGGTTTCGACTATTCCTCCTTACATTCACAGAGTGGTTCATCATCCATCCACTCTTGACCGCATTCTTTGCAACTGCATTGGTGGTCTCGAGGTTGACCCTCGATGTTCCCACAGATTTGGCAGAGTTCGATGAGGGTACTCACGATGCTTGGTTCCAATCGCAGTTCTTGCAGTAGTGCCACTCGGCTTCCCAATCAGAGACCCTTGCTTGGCAATCTGGAATCGCCACTCTCTTCCCATCCTTGACCACATACGAGATGCATTGCTTTTGGATGGAACCATCCGAGAAGAACATCATGTCGAACCATTGGTCACCAACCTTGATGTTCTTTCGGTCGGTCATCTTGACCCGATTCGGTTGGCAGATGTCCATGTGCTTTTCATAATCTGCATTCGTGGAAGTTTCGTTCCAGCAAGTTGAGCAGATGTAAGTGATGCCAGCAGTTTTCATTTTCCAATCCTCCAAAGATTCTTCTTGGTTAGTTCCACGAGAAGTGGGATTGCTTCTCCTTGTGCATCGTATGGAGTGAGGTCTACCCATTCCTCCATGCCATCCTCGACATCGGGTTCAAACCCGATTGCATCGGTGGTCAATGTAAGTGCCTTCTTCTTATCTGCTGAGTACACATAGACGACCATGCAGAACCCACCAGTTTGTTCGATGTTGCACTCGATGCCAGCATCTTGAAGTGCCAATGCCAGTTCATTCGAACCATCGGATTCACAAACCGAGGAGACTCGGCATTGGTAGCAACCGCCGTGTTCGATGCGTAGGAAGTTGTTGTTCATATCTCGGACTTCGTAATCCACCATGTGTGGGTGACCAGTAAATCCTGCACAAGGTTTGGCATCTTCATGCCACCTTTTTTCTTGTAGCTCGAGTTTCATTTATGCACCCTTCTTCGATCCGTGGAGCAATCGGTCTTCGTAAGCGGTGAGCAGTTGGTCTACTCCATCCTGAACATCCCCGAACTCGGCGATGAAATCGCTCTCCTCGGTGGACTGTATGAATCGGATGTCGTAGCAGAGGGAGTCGCCGTCATGGCTGGACTCTCCGATTTCCTTCTCTCCTTTGTAGATGTGGAGAGTGTGTCCAATCATTCCTCGAGAGTTCTCGAAGAGTCGGACTTTCTTTACTTGGTACATCTTGACCCTTTCTCTAGTGGCTTGGCTTCATCAGTTGGGGAGTAGCCATCTACCCCAAGACCCCCGAAGGGGTTTCGCCTAGTTGTTGGCTTCCTCCAGTTCTTGGCGGTCGGTGTATGCCTTCACTTGATAGAGGACTTCTTGGGGATCTTTTTCGGTCTGTTCTGCAATCTGTTCGACAAGATAAAGAAGTGATTCAGTCTCCCCGAACTTCTCGAAGATTTGAGAAGCCAATCGGTGAACAAGATTCCACGAGTTCACTTCGTTTTCTTCTTCGAAGTAGTGAAAGACATTTGAATCATCGAAGGAGAAGCAGTCGCAATCTTCTTCATGTTTTCCGCAGTTCTCTCCATTGTCGAAGAACTCGGAATATCTCTCTTCTGCTTCTTCGATTGAATCGGCTTCGATGTCGAGAGATTGGCAAACGATGAAAGCGGTCAAAGTCGCCACGATTAGGCACTCACTTTTTCAAGAGATGCAACACTTCGGCGAACATAGTTTTGATGCTTCGAAGTAGTAGGTGAGAACTTCTGAGAAGTCACATACCAACCCTCGGCAGAATGCCAAGCGATTGGGGTTCGGTAAGACATCACCACATAGTCAATCGAATCACGAACCGATTCGTATTTCTCAATCTCTTCAGGGTTTAGCCATCCGTAGGTGTTGCTTCTTCCTTCGTGTCCAGTCAATGCAGAAGCGAAGAAGTCCTCACGATTGGCGATTGCTTCGATGGCTTGCTTTTGGTTCATGCTTTTCATGTTTCTGATTCCTTTTTCTCTAGGTCTCGAGGATTCCCTCGAGGGTTCCATTCTCCCATTTTTCGGGTCAGATTGGAAGCATTTCGAGGGTTCGAGTTCCACAGCTCGAGCCACAGCTCGAGGGGTTCAAGCGTGAAAACTGCCCCCGATTGGGTCTCCAAGCGTGGGAAGTCTTAGCGATCCGTGAGGGGGTCTTTCTCGATCTTGGAGGGTTCGGTCTGCCCAATGGGTCAAGGAGTCCAGAGTCTGCCCCTGCCCTGACCCCCTGCCCCCCCTGCCAAGTACTGGAGACCCTAGGCGGTCTCTTAGTTGGGGAACTTTGGAGATGCCCTAGTTCGGGAGGGTCTGCCCTGTCTGTGAGTCGGTACAAAATGCCCCCAAACTGGTCGCCGATAATATGCATTATGTAAACTAGCTGGCTCGACACACGCCCGGCAGATTGACCCGAGTGCTTTATACGGCGGTGGAGCCTATGTATATGTACCCAGAAAGATTTTTTTGATAGGATCGGAGCTAACAAAAGTGCTGGTCAGACAGCATATTTAGCTACATTGGGCTACCTGTGATACAAATCACACCCTTTAGGGTGGGATAAACTGCCTTTATCCCGGCTTATACATAGTAGGGAGGATAATTACCGACTAGGTAATTAGACGACCTACCCGGCCCTAGGGGGCCGGAGGGAGCTTTCAGCGACTGGAGGCCCCCAAACAAACTCCTAGTGAGTTTGGACAGGTCTATCATTTTGACTATCCACAGGTTTATCCACAGACCGTGGATCCAATGAGAATGACACTAGGAATCCAATGACAAAACGGCAAGAAGAAGCCGCCAAGACTAAAGCGAAGGTACTTGGCTACATCACCCAAGGCTATACAGTCGAAGAGGCGATGAGAGCTGTCGGCAAATCGGTCAAACTCTGGGAGTACTACCGATCCACCGATAAAGAGTTCAAAGAGAACGCTGACAAGATTAGAGCTGCCCGAGTTACTAAAGGTCGCATCCAATCCGAAGAATCTCTGTCGTTACCATTTCGTGATTTCCGCAAAGAGTATTTAGAGGCTGAGACCTTTCCGCATCAGATGAACATCATCGATCTATTGGAAGGTCGAGACCCAGCATGGGTTCATCCATCGATGCAGTACGAAAAGGGTCGCCCCCAGTATGTGCTGGTGAATGTGCCACCTGAACACGCAAAATCGATGACCACATCCATCGACTACCCGGTGTACCGGATCTGTATGGATCCCAATGTTCGAATCATGATTGTTTCGAAAAGCCAGCAGAAGGCTACCGAGTTCATTTACGCCATCAAGCAAAGACTTACCCACCCCGGCTGGCAAAAGCTACAACTCGCTTACGCCGCAGGTTCTGGCTTCAAGTCCAAGTCTGCTACATGGCAAGCAACACAAGTTTACCTCGGAGACGAACTTCGTGACTCCGACCAGAAAGACCCTACCCTTCAGGCTATCGGTATTGGTGGTCAGGTCTACGGTGCGAGAGCCGACCTGATTATTCTCGATGACTGCGTGACAATGAGCAACTCACACGAATACGAGAAGCAGATTCGTTGGATCCAGCAGGAAGTCCTAACTCGTCTTGGGCCTACTGGAAAACTTTTAGTTTTAGGAACCCGAGTGGATTCCATCGACCTGTATAGAGAACTCCGTAATGGGGAACGCTATCCCACAGGTCAATCTCCGTGGACATACCTTGCCATGCCGGCGGTACTTGAGTTCGGTGAAAGCCCGAACGACTGGAAAACCTTATGGCCTAAATCCGACCGCCCATGGCAAGGATCCGAGGAAGAACCAGACGAAGAAGGTTTATACCCTCGTTGGGATGGACACCACCTATCGATGCGTAGGTCTGCCCTCGATCCGAAAACTTGGTCGATGGTTTACCAGCAAGCAGATGTTGATGAAGACTCGACTTTCAATGTCGCTTGTGTTAAAGGTTCAATCGACCGCATGAGAATGATTGGCCCTATCGTGCCGGGCAATCCCGGACACCCAGAAGAGTCAGAAGGTCTCACCGTAGTTGCAGGGCTTGACCCAGCGATTGTTGGTGATACGGCAGCCGTAGTAATGGCGATTGATCGCCGCCGCAAAAAGCGTTATGTCCTTGATGCAGCAACTATTACTCGGCCCTCGCCACAAGCAATCCGTGATCTCATCACAACATTTACAGACAAGTACAAGCCATCTGAATGGATGGTTGAGCGTAACGCTTTTCAGGGCTACCTGACACAAGATGAGAATCTACGGATGTGGTTAGCCAACCGTGGAGTGATGCTCCGGGAACATACAACATCTCGCAATAAGTGGGATGTCGGCTTCGGTGTGGCAGCTATGTCTACCCTCTTTGGATCTGCCGATTCACAGGGTAAACATCGCAGAGACAACCTGATCCATCTTCCGTCAGATAGACATGAAGGAATCAGATTACTAATCGATCAACTTGTCACTTGGTCGCCAGAGACAAAGAACAAAACCGACTTGGTTATGGCTCTTTGGTTCTGCGAGATCCGAGCCAGAGAAATCTGCCAGTTCGGTGACTATGGTGGAAAGTTTATGAAGAATGAGTTTTTGACTAGAGCAGATCAGAATCGTCAGATGGTTGTAAACCTTGACGAATATGCCGCTAGTCGGAGAATCGGTTAAAGGAGATTAAATGCTTACTCCACAGGAAGTAGCAGCAAAGGTCACACGGCTTAAGAACCGTAACATGGATCGTGACCGCCGTATGGCTGATGTGCTTGCTGTACGCCAAGGCAGAATGCAGGATGTCTTCTTCGGTCAATTCTCTGATGAGTATCCGAAGCCACTCATCGCAAACATGATTGATATCGCAGCTCGTGACCTCGCAGAAGTTACGGCTCCTCTTCCATCAATCAACTGCTCTTCATCCAACATGGCATCCGATGCTGCTCGTAAGAAAGCAGATATCCGTACACGCATCGCTAACCATTACGCCAACAAATCAGATCTTCAACTCCAGATGTATGCAGGTGCAGACTGGTATTACACCTATGGATTCTGTGCAGGTATTGTCGATATTGACTTTGATACCAACAATCCACGCATTAGATTGCTCGATCCATTCGGTCTTTACTACGATAAGGATCGTTTCGGCAACATAACCTGCGTATCTCGTACCCTTGTCATGGATACAGAGACCGTTATCTACCAGTATCCAGAGCATACAAACAAGATTCGCCAGAAGTATCGTGGTCAAAGTGCCATGATTACCGTGATGCACTATCACGATAAGTATCAGGACATGATCTTTATTCCTGATCTTGACAACCTAGTATTGACAAATACCCCGAATGTCATCGGTAAAGTACTTGTAGACATTGCAGAACGCCCAACTGTCGATGGACAGACTCGTGGACAGTTCGATGATGTGCTTCCTGTACAGATGGCTAAGGCTCGTTTTGCACTTCTACAACTCGAAGCAGCCAAGAAGTCAGTAGAAGCACCGATTGCTATCCCACCAGATGTCCAAGAGTTTGCTCTTGGCCCTGATGCATTGCTTCGTTCTAACACTCCTGAAAGAATCCGCCGAGTTCCTATCGAACTTCCGGGTGGAGTATTTGCAGAATCATCAAGCCTTGAACGAGAACTCCGTATGGGATCTCGTTATCCAGAAGGTCGTACAGGGCAGATCGATGCATCTATCGTTACTGGTCGTGGTGTACAGGCTCTTATGGGTGGATTTGATTCACAAGTTAAGGCTGCACAGGCAGTATTTGCTAGATTCCTAATCAATCTCATCGGTATTGCATTCGAAGTTGATGAGAAAGTCTTTGGAAACGAACGCAAGATGATCCGTGGTACAGATGACGGAACACCTTACGAACTTACCTACACACCATCTCGTGACATCAAGGGTGATTACACCGTAGATGTTCAGTATGGTCTCATGGCTGGACTCGATCCTAATCGTGCAGCCATCTTCGGCTTACAACTTCGTGGCGACAAACTTATCAGTCGTGACTTCTTACGCCGTAACCTTCCATTCTCAATCAATGTAACTCAAGAAGAGCAACGCATTGATATCGAAGATCTCCGTGACTCATTACGCAACGCCGTATCGCAATATGCAACGGCTATTCCAATGCTTGCAACCCAAGGTGGCGATCCAACAGAAGCTGTCAAGCGTATTGCTGACATCATCAACGGTCGTCAAAAGGGTGAAACTTTGGAGCAAATCGTGGCGAAAGCCTTTGCTCCTATAGAACAGCCAGCGGCGACTGCGATGGCCCCCGGTGCTTCGCAACCATTACCCCCTGAAATGGGTATGGTTCCGGGAGCGGCCCCGGCCGCTGGCTCCCAAATGGTGGCTGGCCCCGGTCAGTTCTCACGGCGAACCGACTTAGCACAAGGCGGAACACCACAAATGTCACAACTATTAGCTGCCCTAACTGGGGCTGCTTAATCCAACAGGAGGAACATATGTTCGGAACCAAGAAAGGCAAAGTCGCCCCAGCTCCAGTCCTTGGCCCTAAGAAGGGTAAGGGATCTGCAAAGGGTAAGTCTGCAATGCAGAAGCTCGGCGAAACTGGCAAACCAGCATCTGCTGGCGGCAAGAAAGTTAAGTAACAACACTTAGGAGGTCGGGCTAATGAACGAAGAAGAGTTCGATGAGCTTGACGATATCTTTCCATTAGCTCGACCTGCTAAGAAACTAGATTTCATATACGCAGTATCTGCGTTGCTTTACAACATAAGCGTTTCGTTTACAGAGTTCTTCTCTCTAATCTCAAAGATTGTATATTCGCATTCGGTTAACGAAGCCAAGAAGCGATATATGTGGGAGAACATCTCTAAGGATATTGAAAAAATGGAGGCTAATAAAGATGGCTGAGTACACAGGAAGACAAGCAGCTCAGTACATCCCGGGTGGTGCATACGGCGAAGGTCAAGAACTTATGTCATTGCAAACTGCACCGGGTGTAAACCTTGCAGCCTCTGAAATGTCTGCTGCACAAATGGGTGCAGTTGCTAATGCTATGCCAATGGCTAAACCAACTTTGAATCTTACTGATCCTAATCCTAATAAGGATGTTCCTATTACCGATGGTGCCTCTTTTGGCCCCGGTCGTGGCCCTGAAGCACTACCTACTGCACCTGTTGCAATAGATGAAACTGCTCAAATGATTTTATCTCTGGCTGAACTTTATCCAGATCCAGATCTGACAAGACTTGCAATGCGAGTTAAGGCTGAAGGTCGTGCTTAATGTCAGAACTTGGTGGCGTTAAAGGGGCAGGAAAGCTACCAAGTGTAGTTGGAAACATTCCACTACCGGGTACTCCTGAGTATGATGCTTACAGACGACAGGCTGAGAATAGATATCTCAACCCAGCGTTTGCATCTCAAGTTGCAGGTATGGCGAAAGCCTACCCAAATGCATCTGCCGGTGTTGTTTTAGGTCTTGCTAAAGCTGGTGCCACGCCATACGGACAGACAGCAACAGCAGCCGCAACAATGGATGGACAGGCGTTCATCGATCAACAGCGTGAGGCTGCTAAAGCTGCTGCTGCTAAGTTGCGTGAACAGAACAAGGTGGCAAAAGGTTCACCTGCTGACTTCCTTGCACCGCTTACTCGTACTGCATTCATGTTGCTTTCCACACCATTCGAACTACTTGAAGCAAGTGTTCGTAATGCTGTAGCAGGAAAGCCATTCTCAAATACTTTTGATGAGACTCAAACAGGTCAAGCACTCAATCAACTTTTCAAGACTGGTCGTATCGATGTCGGTACAGGCTTCTTGGGTACGGACTATAACTCCGAAGTAGGTAAGGCTTTGCTTCAGGCAAAGATTGCTGCTGGCCCAACTATGAAGGGTGGAGTTCCTTGGACTTATTCCACAGGACTTACCCAAGCACTCTTTGACGATCCTGAAACTAAAGCGGCTCGTACATTCCAAGCAGTATCTGGTTTCGTTCTTAACCTTGCAGCAGATCCATTGACCTATGTTCCCGGCGTTGGATTGCTCAAGATTGGTAAAGAAGCAGGTAAGTTCGGCGTAACTCTTCGTGTTGGCCCGAAGGCTGCGGCTCGTGCAGCCGAAGCAAAGAAAGCACCAATCAAGGCTGTTGCACAAGAAGCCGAAGAGATGGCACCTAAACTTGCAGAGATCCGGGCAACCGGTCGTGCAGCATCAGGTAACTTGAAGATGCTTGAGGGTGACCTCATCAAACTACAAGATGACTACCAAGCACTTCTTCCAGAGATTTCTCGTAACCGTGATCTAACTTATGCAGCTAAATGGGAAAGCGATATTCTCGATGCTACATACGGAGAACTTGCTACCAAGCGTAATGATCTTTTCTCAGCACTCAAGTCTGAAACAACTCGATCAGAAGGACTTGTCGGCGAAAAGCGTAAGGCAGAAGAACTAATTCAGTTCCGCCTTGAACTCAATAATGCTGGTCGTGCAGCAGATGTACAGGCTGTTCTCGATAAAGGTTTTGATGTAGTCACTCAGTCTGCTGAAACTCTTGCTCGTCAAGAGCAGTTGGCACCGGGTCTTATCCACACAGTTGAAGAAGCAGCCCTTAAGAAGGGTGGCAGAACACCAACTCAAGGTATCCGTGATGGTGTTGATGTTGTTGTTCGTGTTGCTGCAAAGCAGAAGCCACAACTTATCAAGTGGACTGGACTTGTAAAGGCTGGAGATTCTCCACAGGCTTCTCGTGTTGGTAACGAAATCGGATCTAATCTGATTGATGTTGGCACAGCAGCAGGTGTTCAAGAAGCCAAACTACAGAATGTTCTTGATGTTATTGATACTCCGGGTGCAACCCATGCTGATCTTGTATCAGCAGCACAACGAGCAGGTATAGTAGATTCACTATATCTGGCCTATGAGAGATCAGGAATCCAAGGCTTTAGTAATGTCGGTGCCACTCGTGGTGTCGGTGGTGGTGGCTTTGCTTACTTCCCACGGACAGTAGATCCATTCGAAGCCAGACTAAGAGATTTTGCTCGTCTTCAAACCGATGCTATTGCATCTCCAGATGTTCGTGACTTTGGAATGCAAGCATTCACAACTCGTATGGGTATCACCCAGCAGGTTGAAGGCATGGCTATGGGTGCAGCAGCTCCTCGTCTTGGTGTTATGGAGCAGATTGCACAACTCGACACACAACTTGCAGAGGTAGAGAAGGTTAAGGTTTTACTTAACGATGAATACTCCAAGGCTAACAAGGCATACCTTGACAACCTCAAGATGGTTGAAGATCGAGTCAAAGATCAGAAGGCTTTGCTTGAGCAGATTACCCAGACAAAGGGTGCAGAACGACTTGCATTAGAAGCAGAGTTCGGTTTGCTCAACATTGGTGAGAAGTCAATCCTCAACTATCAGCAAGCAGCGAAAGCATTCTTTGGCCCATTGGGTCAGAATGTTGCCAAGATGGTTGCCGTTCACTACGGCCCAGAAGATTTCTACGATGTATGGAGAGCATTCAATAAGGACATTACTGTAGATACAGCCAAGCGTTTGGCTGCTGCTACAACCGAAGTTGAAGTTATTCAGATCCTTGCTCGTGAAGCAGGACTTGATATCTCTACAGGTACTCGTCTTGGTCTTGCATCAGAAGCTCGTGCATTAGAGTTCAAGTCTGGAATCTTTGCACCGCAATCACTCAAGTTGCATCATGCAGCCTTTGAGAAGTTCTTCCTCGATGCTACAGCCAAGGGCTATAAGGCAATCAAGGACAGTCCTCTAGGTCGTTTTGCACCTACAAAGAACTTGATCCATCTTGATGATGTTGATGAACTTGTTCGTCAGATGAGTGACACCTTGCCATTTCTTAAGGCTTCAACAAAACTTCAAAAGGATTCAGTCAAGGCAATGATGTCTGCGACTACATCCACAGAACGCTTCAATATCTTTATCGACACAATCAAAGCATTGGTCAAGGAGAAGGCACCTAACCTCACAGAGGAGCAGTTGAAACTTCTTGATGATGCAGCACGAGTATTCAAGAAAGAGCAAGATGCTAACCGAAGGTTTATGGCTCAAGTTGATGGGAACACAGCATCAGGTGCTGAACACATCATCGATGGTCAGAAACTCAAACTCTCGTCTCTTGACCCCTTACTCGATTCTCAGCTTTCAAACTTTGTTAAGTGGCCTGACCTCGATGCCTTTAGGCAGATTACCGGAAAGACTCGATTCCTCTCAAGGAACGCATCTGCCCAACAGTTCCGAGCAGTAACCACCGATCTATTCGATTCATTCTTCAAGCAGACAGTTCTTGTCTATCGTGTCTCGTATATCATCCGTAACATCGGTGATATGCAGGTTCGTGCATACCTTGGTGGATCTTCGACATTGTTCAACCATCCATTGCAGTTTATCGGCATGATGCTTGGTAACCCAGCAGGTAGCAGATCACAGAAGTTCCTTAGCCAGTTCTCTCGATTTGATCGAACAGCACTTGGAACTCGATTTGATGAACTTGCTAAAGAGGTTGATGTCTCTGGATTCAAGGGTGCATTGCTTTCCGATGCAGACCAATATGCAGCGATGATGACTCGTGGTATCGGTATGGGTGTCGGTCAAGGAACCATGTCGATGTCTCAAGCACTTCGTACTGGTATGAGATTTATTGACTCTACCGAAAAAGGATTTAATCGTGCATGGGCTGGAGCTTTGCTTCAGTACCGTGAATCATCTCTTGCTCGTCTAGCAGCAGGTGGACTCACAGGTGGTCTTCGTCAACCCGGTGGCAAACTCAAGCCATGGTTTGCAGAAGCACCAGAGTTCATTGCTCGTAAGCAAGCACAAGGTTATGACCTATCTCGTGACTATGAGAAGATCATTGTTGACTTCATGTTCGAGACAAAGCAAGGTCGTTTGCTTCGTGAACAGATTGCCAAGGTAGACGAAACCAATCGTGCCTTGATGCTAAGTGCAAATGAAGATGTTGCCAAGAAGGCTATGGCTGCATACTTCAGTACAGTAACTAAAGGTATTGATAATCTTTCAGGTGGTCGTCAAGAGATCCGTGACTTCATTGCTGGTAAGCAAATGCGTGATGTCGGTGGCAATGTACAGAAGTTCGATCCAAAGGGTGTTACCGCTAAGGATGTATGGTTATCTCGTATCCTTAAGGATTACCGCCAGACTACCGATGTATCGAATGCAATCGGTCAGTTGAAGCTTCCTGCTGATGATCTTCGTGCCGTTGCATCACTTCGTGGTCAATGGGATAAGGGTGCAAACTTCTTCTTCCGTGTATCTGCACAGTTGGAAAAGCGTGGAGCATTAGGCCCGGAGTTCCAGCAACAGTACTGGAATGGAATAGCAGAAAACTTCAATCTGCTCAATAAGGCAGATGCAGAAGAGATCCTTGCCATTGCTGAGAAAGAACTTCGTGACATCAAGGTTCTTGGTATCAAGGCTGGTACAACTAACCCAGCGTTGGTTCGTATGCGTGAGGCAATCAAGACTCTCGATGATCGAGGACTAAGCAAGACAGATCTTGATGGTATCGGACAGCGTTATGCTGCCGACCAAGTTCGTAAACTTTATTATGATGCTACTCGCCAGAAGCAGTATGCAGCTCAGTTCCGTTTGGTTGCACCGTTTATCCAAGCATGGGCAAACACTATTGGTGTATGGAGCAAGTTGATTACCAAGGATGTGGCTAACACATTCCGTCTACAAGGTAAGGCTCGTACATACAAAGCAGCAAATGCTTTTGAGTATCTAACTCAGCCAGAGACTGGCGTTCTTTACGAGTGGACTAACTCAAACTGGTCAGACCCATCACAAGGATTTATCTATAAGGATCCAACCTATGGAGATCCAAGATTTGTTATGCCACTTGCTGGCAACATTCTTGGTGCAATGCTTGGCACAGTTACAGGTGAGAAAGTTCCGGGTATGCCGGTATCACTTTCAATCCCATCCTTGAACCTTGCATTCTCTAATGAGTTGCTACCCGGCGTAGGCCCTGCTATTCAACTTTCATTGGGTCGGTATATCAAGGATCAGAACGGCTGGATTGCCGATCAACTCCGAGACATCATCTATCCATTCGGAGCCCCAGAGGGTAAGACAGGAATCGTTGAGACCTTCACCCCAGCATGGGCATCTCGTATCCTCTACGGTCTTGGTATGGACTCCTATGAGGCAAAGAATGTCTCTACCTTGCGACCATTGATGGCATACCTTGCATCTACTGGTGAGTACGGAGAGTTCCCATTGGATGGTCAGGCTCAGGCTAAGTTGCTTGAGGATGCTGGTCGAGTCAATCGAGTCCTTGCTTTATGGCGTGGTATTACTCAGAACCTATCTCCCGGATCTATCTCTCCACAGATTCTTGCTAAAGACAAGAATGGTGAGTTCCATGTACAGGCATTGATGTTCAATGACTTCGTACAGATCAGAGCAAACAACCCAGATTCATATGAGTTGGCAGTTGCTAAGTGGGCAGATAAGTATGGCTACAACGCTTTGGCAGCTCTTGTTTCAGGAACTCGTGGTGGCATTACACCAACGGATGATGCATGGAAGTTCTATACAGAAAACCGTGGCGATGCCAACCAGTTCCCAAATGCGTTTGCCCTCTTCTTCCCCGGTGGACAATACTCACAAGAGTATGCCAAGTGGCAAGAACAGCGTGGTCAA